TCTTCCACTTTCCATACTCCGTTTTCTCCGTTGATGCTCTTTGCAAGAACGAGTTGGCAATTAGGGTTCGCAGGGCGATCTACCAAGGATACCTCAACAATTTGTCCGTCAATGATCCGGCCGTTAGCAGCCTTCTCATCTCTGGTAATTCTAGGGTTTTTAATTCCAATAGAGAAGCCTTTTAGAACTCCAAGATCTACCTTCTTTACTGACGCTGGATCTACTACAAGAGCGCGGATATAGTGGCCGTCTGGCTTCTTCTCGTATTCTTTGGCTACGCCGGCTGCAATAGAGGAGTGCTGCTCACGAATATTTCCGCCTGACTTGAACCAATCTGGCATAGCAGAGTCGAGCCAAGTGTCATCGCAGATCTGCTGGTCAATATCAATAGAGTCATCTGTCGCCTTGCCATAGACCATAAGTGTTCCGTCAGCGTTTTTATCTGACTTTACAATTGCAAAGAACGCGGTAGTTAGATCAGCCATTTTATCTCCTCGATTACGCGGTGTAAGTAATTACTACTGAGCCGGTTGCGGAAGCAGCAGCCGAAATTCCATAAACAACATCGTTCGCATTCACATAGAATGTCTGAGAAGACGCAGCAGGAATTGTGCGCCCGATAGTAGCTCCAGATACCGCAATAGTGGCATCGCCGATAAAGATAGACGCGCTATGACCATTGTAAATAGTTACGGGTGTAAGTGGTCGTGCGTTACGATCTACTGAGAACAAGATTGACGGAGTAGTAAGTGTCTGTGAGTTGATGTGCTTAAATGCCATTATTCGATCCATTCTATTGGCGATAGGAGCAAGGCCTCTTCTATTGTGGCCATAACTTTATCATTACTTGTAACTGGAGTGCCTCTTTTTAGGAACTCTGCGCCTTCGAGTATATCTCCGGCTATGCGTTCTTTGGCGCTCACGGAGTCACCGCATATACATCAATAACTGTCATCTTTACTCCTCCGATTATCTCTTCTTCGATACCCATAACTTGAAAGGTAGTGCCTCGAGCCAAAATTACTTCGTACTCAGCGCTTCCCGGAACTACCAAACCACTAGCGTCATACGCGTTGATACGAAGGATAGTGGCAGTCTCTCCGGTTCGTATTCCTCCTACGACAGATCCGCTCGACTTTGAGAAGCCAGCAGCGGTCACAGGGTCGGTCGTAGTAGCTTGGAATAACTTAGACTTGAATTTGTCGCCTACCTTGAGTTGAGAAAGACCTTCTGTTTGACCTCTGTATAGCGATCCGAACTCGAAGTTCTCCAAAGGTTTCATAGAGTCATCAAGAATAGTTATGATCTCTTGTAACTCATCGCTTGGATCTCCGCCTGTCAAAGATCCCTGAATACGGCGGTAATCTTCGCCTTGCCAGCGTTGAGCAGCAAATTGCAGATCCTCAGAAGGTTCGCCAAATTGATCGACAAGCATCTCAAAGTCTTCTCTGCCTTCTTCGGTAACTCTTGCAAAATCTCCTACTTCGGAAGGGAATACTTCGCCGTCTTCTCCCATAGGAGGCGCTATATCTACCACGCCGTTCTCGTTTGGAGTCTCGCTCATATCCGGGATAACCGGGATCAAAGCGCAACGACAATTAGGGTGCTGAGGAGGTTGTATTACGCCAGAAGGGAAAGGCGAACCGATATTTACTACCGCTCCGTCATTAAGCGCACAGACATCGCAAGGGTTGATAGGTAGCCACTCGTGCTTTTCTAAGCCAAACTCTTTGTAAGTCTCCATAGCAGCGTAAGAGGCGACTCGATTTGTCTCAGTAATAGCGATAGTTAGCGCTCGCGAAGCCGATTGAACATGATCCTGAATAAGTCTCGAAGCTTGTCTGCTAGATAAACCGAGGGCAATAGACTCCCCAAGAGCAGATCCGATCTCGTTATATGTCTCTTTTTCTAACCCGCGTATGCGTGCCTTGCCCGCGTTGAGTAATCTTTCTAGAGCGCCCGGTGGCTTTACGAGAGCAGCAGCAACTTCGTCTCCCGGTGTCCAGTTATCCCAGTCGATATAGTCTGTATCTCCGGCCTTTTGCAGTTCTTTGGCTTTCTGTATCGCCTCTCGAGCTGCTAATTGACCCATTATGAAGGCCTCAGTCCATAGGCGAACAAGAGCCAGATAGACGGCATCCATTTCTAAATTTACATTGAGCATAGCCCAAGAGCGAGCGCGAGAACGATCTCTGGCAAGGTTATCTGTCTTGATTGGCTGAGTCTCTTGATAGCCTTCATAGACCTTCTTAGGATCTATTTGCTGACCAAGAGCAGCGCGGATCTTCGTTGCGTTCTTTGCTGCTATGCGCCCCTCTGCCTTATGAGCGCCCCAGATCATGCCAGATACGCTTTGGCGAGCGCTCTTGCGGTATCAAGATCCCCGTCAAAAGCACACTTATTGAGTGCGTCAGCCACGATTGGATCGAGGTGTTTGAACTCAAATAGGCGGGCGCGTTTGCCCTTGTTAGCCCACTTCATAAAGGCTTTGACCTCGTTGCCTACTTCGGCGTTGATCTCGGTCTCTTCTTCCAGAGCTTCGGAAGGTTCGCCTTCTTCTTCGGGCTTGTCTCCGATCTGAGTAGTAGCCGGCGTGTTCTCCAGCGGGTTGCCTTCTTGGTCAAGCTGCGGAGATCCGGCAATAGAGGTCGCGTTAATAATTCCTTCTGGTGAGAATAGATACATACCTGCTCCAGAGATCAGGATAGGCATATCAGCCTGTGGAGTATCTAGCAAAGGAAGACCTAACTCGGATCTATGCTCATTGAGAGTTTTAGCGCCGGAGGTCACTTCGATTTGTGCCTTGCGAGCGTTTGACTCGTCATCAATTCGCTTAGAGGTCATCAACTTAAACTCAAGTTCGCGTGGCATACCGAGGTAGGCGTAAGAAAGTTGAGTAATCATTTTCGAGATCCAGTTCACAAGAGGCTGAGCGCCAATCGCTTCGGAAGTAGAAGCTCTGCCTTCTTCGAAGCCCGCTCCTCCAAGGCCACCCTTTGGAGAGAAGCCGATTTCGGAAGGCTGAACGCCATAGTGACCGCAGATCGAGGTGATTAAATAATCGTCAAGAGTGTCTTTGAACTTCTCGCCATAGCCCTCATACTGAACCGGCTTCATACCGGAGGGAAGTAGGCGCGCTCGCATTCTTTGTTGAGTCTGGCCAGATAGATCGTCATTAAATATGTTTTCGTAAGCGCGTAGAAGCTCTGGATTTGTTCCCCAAGTAGCGTCTGTCTCGAACATCAATTCTGGTAGAACGCCGTCTGTGTATTCAGCGCGTAGCCATTGCTGACGGCGCAGGTAAATATCGGCTAGGGGCAAGGCTCTTTCGGTTGGAGAGTAGCCATAAACAGAGATCGTTCTGCGGTTACGCACCATATAGGCGAGGTCGTCAGAGGTAAATTCTCCGTCTGCCTGTGGATCGTCATTGTTCGCTGAGAACTCGGATCTTGGGAAGCCGTAAAGGATCTGTTGATAGGCAGCACTAGGAGGCATTGGACGCATTCCGCGATCGTCTAACAAAGGCTTAATAGTCGTGCCGTCTAGGATCTGGAGGCCGTATAGATCTCCGTTAATAGCTCTCTGAGGCCAAACCGCCCACGCATCTACTACGAGGATCTCCTCAAGAGCGATCATTAGCCAGTCTGTGAAAGTGAGGCCGTTGCCACGATCCGGGTTCTCCCAAAAAGTGCGAACGCGATCTATCTCATCATTAAACTCAGCGCGAGCCTTGGCCATAGCGCGAACATGATCTCCTCCACCTTCTGCGGAGATCTTTTCTGCTGCGTCTGTGCCAAGAACAATATCCCAATCAAGGCCGGTAATCTTTGACTTTAGAACTTCGATACAACGGCGCAGAATGTCGATCTGTTCGCTCGCAGCTCTAAGAGTCTTGAAAGGAACAATGCGAGTCTCAGTAATGTTAATGTTCTGAGCGACTTGGAACTCATATCGGCGGGGATCTGGTCGCCCGTCAGGTCGAACAGGGTTAATTGCTCCCGGAGTGATTGGAGTACCCGGGCCAAATGGCACCATTGACATCCAAGGCTCTCGAGGTAGAGGCGTTGAGTTTCCGTAGCCGGTTGAGTTTTGGCCACCACGAGACATCTCTGCCTCGGTCATAGTTACTGCTCCGGCAGGTAGGTTCGGTGCTTTATCTACCGATCCAGCGAGTATTGCCTTAGCGATTCGGTCTATTAGACCCATGCGAATCTCCCTTTACTTGCTGATTATGCGTGTACGACTACACGATATTGATTTAGCGTTGGTGCTACTGAGAACAGTAGAGTAATAGTGTTTGTAGTCGCGTGGTTGACATCGCAAATCACTTCTGCGTAAGAACCGGTCGCTTCATAAACACTCACGATCACATCTCTGGTTCCAAGGTTGTGCGTAATTGTGTAAGAGGTAGCAGATCCGTCACCGACATTAGCAGCGTACTTAGAGACCACGACAGTAGAGTCAATGGCTACTGTATTTGTCAATACAGAGATACCATTTCCTGCGCCAACCGCTAGATCAGAGCTTAGATTAAGACCGGAAGTAGTAGCGAGTTTGATCTCTGCGCCAGAAGATCCTGTTTGAAGACCATAGCCGGTGCGTGGAGCGAAAGTAAAGTTAGATCCGGTAAGCAATAC